CCGTACCCTTCGTGGGTTAGACCCACGGATTCTGGCACTAATCGAGTGCCACCCAGCGGAGTTTTAGTGTGACGGCTCCGCGCCGTACAGATTGCTCAAGGTGGTGGGGGTATGTCTCCTCCTCCACCCACAAAGAAGCATCTGTCCACGGCTTTCGAGGCGGTCGCCTCTCTAGGATGGACAAACACTTCCAAAGAGCAGCGTGCCCGTCTATATTGTCACAGCTATAGACCGGACGCACTACATATCCCCTAACCTGAGGGGAATGAAGTGAATCAGACCATCTCCCGATGGTCCGATATCCCATAAGGGAAACGCGTCCAAGTAGAGGACTGTGTGGGCCGACATAGGGAAGATTCCCTATGAGCTTCTCACATGTAGCGTACATGTGTGACGCAGTTCGCCAAAATCCCTTCATGTAGAAGAGATTGGCTGTCTTTACCCAAGACACAATCGAATCTACCTGCTGCCTGTCATTAGGACGCTCTTTCCTGATGTAGGTTGGTGTCACCAACTCGCCATCATAAGCGTCAACACCACAAGACTCCCTGAACTTCCCAGTCCAGAAAGACTTGGATGGATTCGCCTTACAGTTGTACTGCTGTAGGGTGTCAATGACAGCTGTTGCCTTGTCTGCGGGGACAATGATGTCGTCTCCGTAGACGTAGATGTTGCGAGCGGCTTGTTTTACCGTCGCACGTGTAACAGGGAGGTTCGCTCCCCAGGTCAAAGCGACTACACAGCAAGTGTAGAAGTACATCGCTTCGACCGGGAAACAAAGAGCACTACCCATCGAAGCAAACTTCTTCAGGGAGACAAGTCTCCCGTCCGGTAGTATGCTTCTTCTCGTCCGACACGAGTCCACGGCCTCCATTAGTTGTGGATGTACCGAGAACATCTCGAGTGCAAGATCCGCAGGAACGCGGTCACTCGCATCCGATAAATCGATGGTGGCCCACCGACCGTCTGACGAAGCGCTAAGAGCGAGACGTTGGTTAACGGACTGGTCACGGAAATTAATGTGACCACCGACTAACGAACTTCTCTCTAGTGCGTCCACTAGAAGGCTTGAGATCCCTTGCTGCACAAACTGCATGCAGACGGGCTCCGCTGCTATAACGCGGGGACTCTTGAGCGTTTTCGGGACGAGGATGATCCTGGAAGGACTTTCCTCTTCCTCAGGTACAAAGCGTACACTCTGAAGGATGTCTCCATCACTGACAGCGCTAAAAGTAACTGCGTTGCCAACGAACGGAACACTTCGCTCCAGGCGCTCATACCAGCACTGCCAAACAAACTTCTGGTTTCCCAGAATCTGTTCGGCGGTGGTTCCTGGCCCATGTCTAGGAACCAAATCATCCATCCTAATAGTAGAAAGGAGACTGGTCCACAAGATGCGAGACACCGCGAGAAACGCGGCTTTTGTCTCGTCAGGAACTGAAAACGTCTGCAAAAGGCGCTCAGTTTCAACAAAATTGTCGAGTGCCGCAGCAGCCCGGGGAGGGCTGCAGGGCAACTCCACTTTCTTGAACAGCAGACAGACTTGTCTGACGGCTGCCACGATAGTGGGGGAATCGGCATCATGTTTCAAAATCCTCCCTGTCTCATGATCGAACAGACGACTGAGCATACCTCGCAGGAATGCGGGGATTGCTCCGAACTTCCGGAAGTTCCGGAAGCTCGTTGAGTCGATAAACCCATCTGCCAAGGCTTTTTCGAAGTCTCGGCAGAAAGTGGGTAGGGTAAGTGTCAGGAATGACACCCCTTCCTGTTCGACCCGTGATCTCAGTGTATCGAGGTCACGTAAATCAGAGACTTCGGCAACACACTTGGCGCAGGCATCGTAATAGACTGCGTGCGCCAACTCAAGGTAATCACTTACGTTGCTTTTCAAGCCATCCTCCTCGCAAGGGGGTGTGACTTCAAGCCAACGTGCTCAGTGGTCTCGTTTCCGAGCCCAACGCGCTCGTCACCGGGCCGTAGACGGGTTAGGATTCCCCGCCGTACAGTTTCCCGATGTTCGTGGATGTGAGAAACGCTTTCAGCGCTTCCACATGCTTCTCGACATCGGCTTCTGAAAAGCCGAATAACGGCCGGTCCATGACCACGTACACTGTGTTAGTGTCGTAGTCCTGGTCGGTCGAGTTCAGGGGATTCGTAACGACAGCTTTAACGTCGAGACGAACCGTTACCCGTACTCGATCTTTGTTGGTCGTCTTTTGGCTGACCGAGAAGGTGACAGTGCGATCTGAATTCTGATAGATCGTTGTTAGACCATCAGAAGTTTGCCCGGACGAAATCCGGGCGCAGTTCACACTGTTTCCATCGATTACGAGGACACTGGGATCACTGAGCATATTGGTTGACTCCTTTGAGTTGAAGTGGCATCTACCTAGCATCAACCAGCGAGTGCCAAGTCGCTTGCTGTATAGGTTAGCTAGGTGACCGTAGCAACCTCAATGGATGAGCCTGGAAAGGCCCAGAGCACCGAGTATTGCCTTCTGCACACTCGACATACCGTTCGGGTTTGCAGCGAAATTGAACACACCGCGTGCCCGATCTCGGCGCTTCACTTCCATGGAACGGTACCATGAAAGTGTGTTAGTACCGCCTTGGCGGTCAACATAAGCCCACGTGTATTGAAAATACTCGCGTGCTTGGCGCATGAGATAGAACTCGTCGCACAAGACTTCGTTGCCGGCAGAGTCCTGGAGTCTTTGGACAAGATCTCCTAGACCGGTAAACCAGTCAACTAGCCATGTCCACGGCATTATTCGATACAGCATAGTGGGGTTAATCCCACCTCCTAACGAACTGATAATTCTGTTCGCGGAGTCTAACGAGTCGAAACCCGATCTCATAGCTGGATCGAACTCAGGGAAGTACGTCCAAAAAGAGCCAGTGTACCAAAGTCGAGAGTATTTGACCCTCTTGATCGTGTACGCCTGACTCAGAAGGTACGTACTGCCCAATGATGGGTAGACGTAAGGTGCTTCAACGGCGTCGCCGCTGAAGACAACATCTTCCTCAACAGAGGGAGGCTCGGAGAACCGCCGCTTTTGGTACTGGCCATTACTGGCCATGTTGTCTTGAATCGTTTTGTCAAGATCGATAATCTTGGCGCACGTGTTCACGACATCACCAACAAATGGCTTCCAGCCAAACTGGTAGTTCACGAACTCGTCTGACACATCCTTTGGGATCGCAACGGCGTCCCGGAGCGCTCTCTGGACCGACACAGGCTTGGTTTTTAGAAACCCTTGCCACATGTTGTGGAAGAACTGTGCAGATCCTTTGAGTGAACCGGGAACGTCGCGAAGTTCCCAAATGGCCTGCGTAAGACTTGCTCCTGCTACCTGAGGACGTAGTTTTGCGTACGCCCTGTTCCCGAGTGCTTGCATGCCCGCGCTGGAAAGGTTGACGAATGAAGGATACAAAGGGTCGTAAAGCATACGCTCTGAATCCCCGAGATCATCGGGGCCATAGAACGTATACGGCACAAAGCGACCTGTATAGGTCGCTTGGCCCGGCCAGTTAGCGGCGAAGTAAAACCCGCTTCGTGGCGACGTCCATACGTCACTCCGTATTCCTTGTCCGCCAGCCGGACGATGTGGACTATTGAACTCGTACTTCAGGAAGTCACCTCCTTGCCCCTTGTAAGGGGGGCCAGGATTGGTGGTTCCGTTCATGACCCGAAGGGTCTCGAGTCCAGTACCTGGATTCCAATTGATCGTGAGACGAGACAGTAGCGCCGGTACCCCAGCCTGAGGTACCGACAAATACCGAATCTCCTCCACGCCCAATTGGGTCGAGGCGGGTCTGTCCGTTCGGGACTCCCGATGCACATCGTGTGGCATACAACGCTCCTTAAAGTGTGTTCAACGAAACAACGTTGCCGTTGTCTCTGGGCCCCCTGAGG